GGATGCAGCAAGAACGCCAGGATTCCTGGTGCAAAGTAGATCCCTCTTATTGCAAATGAACTGGTCTGAATCAAACATCATCCTTGCCATCATTGGCATGGTAGGATTATTCAGCACTGCGCTAATTTGGCAACGTGCTAACCGTATCACTGGTAATTACTATGGAAAACGCAAGGTCTCTGAATGATGACTGGTTTGTACGCAATGCAATCTATTGCTGGATGCATCACTTTCCTGAACATCAATGGACACCAATCTATGAGCAACTGCTCAAAAGGGATACCTTCAATGTGAGACAAGCCGCCAAACGTGGCCGGCCTGCTAAACGCGCAAGGACTCCCAAATCTGACAACGCGCCTATGTAAGCCATGCCCTATGATCTTTCACACTCACCATTGCGTGAGTACAACGTTATACTGTCTAGCGGCGAGGCAACCTATGTGCTTGCCGCCAGCTCAGAAGAAGCCGCCTGGCATGCTCTTGAGCTGTCCGAAGACAGAAACTGTAAACTTGTTAATGTGATGCTAACAGATGAGTGGTAAAGCGCCTTATTTTCCTAATAACTGGAAGATGTACAAGGATGCACCAGCTGAAGCTTTTCAACCCCATACTTTTCTTGAAGTAATGGACTGGAAAGTAGGAGGCTGGGAGCTGCCTGCAGATGTTGCCTGCATTATCAGAGCAACACACCTAAAAACCAGAAAGATCAAGGAGCATGTCTACAAGCGGCAACACGCTGCTGAGGCCAAGGTCTTACACTACATTCAAAAAAAGACACACGAGTTTATTGTGTGTACCCACGATGCAATCCACTTCGTTCACCCTGATGACTGAATCAACTTTTAATTATCATCTCGACACTCTCATGGACGAGATTGATATGCACCCACACAAAGATGAGCTGCTCGATCTTATGCACGAGCAGATGCTAGACTTTTTGACCACCAAATACGAGGAGTGATTGGCAACACCAGCAGAGATCGCACAACAGGTTGAGCTTGAGCGACGTCAAATCGATCAAGGCTTAGCCGAACTACGCAACAACACTTGTAAACTGGAGAGCAAGGATTATGCTTCAGCTACTGTGTACGGGGTATCTTCTCTTGCTCAGCTTTTGCCTATTGTGGCTGAGCATATTACTTCCACTAATCAACGGATAAGGAAGGGAAAGAATGGTGTCTCATTTCGAGACATACATCAGTACCTTTCTGATATTGAACCTGAAGTTGCCGCGGCCATTACTTGTAAGGTCGCATTCGATAAGATCTTCAGCGTCAAACCAAAGCATCAACTCGTACAACACATCACCATTGGCATAGCTAGTGCCATTGAAGATGAATGTATGATGCGATACTATGAAAAGAACGTGCCTGGTCTCTTGAAATACATCAAGGATAATTACTGGCACAGTTCATCAGGGACACAACAGAAGGTAAAGAACGTAACAACGTTGATGAACCGGTATGATGTGGACCACTGGAAACGCTGGGGTACTGATGTCAAGGCCAAGCTAGGTGCCTGGTTGCTTGACAGTTTGTGCGAATCAAGTGGCTGGTTCATGCGGGACACACGCAGAGAGGGTAAGAAAACCTACAACTACGTGGTGCCTACCCCTGAGTTTATTGAGATCAAGGACCAGGTGATGGCGACAGCTGAGCTGTTCAGCCCGCTCACGTGGCCCATGCTGATCGAACCTAACGACTGGGAGAACGACAGGCCAGGCGGTTACCTATGCAATGAGGTGATGCGCGGCAACGAGATGGTCCGCCGGGGTGATAACACCCTTATACAGGGAGAAACGCCGATCGCCTTTCTGAACAAAATTCAGAAGGTCGCATATACCCTAAACTCCTTTATAGTAGAAGTGGCTGAACACTTTGAACGTAAAGGAATTAAGGTAGGTAAATTCATCCCTATTGTAGAGATCCCACTACCTCCCAAGCCTGCTGATATAGCTGACAATGAAAAGTCACGTAAGGCTTATAGAAGAGCAGCAGCGGAGGTTTGTAATCTGAACGCACAAGCATTCCAGAAGTCATGTCGTACACGTATGACAATGAATGCAGTGAAGATCTTCAAACAACATGCTAAGTGGTTTATTCCATGGTCGTTCGATTATCGTGGAAGGGCGTATCCAATCCCTGCATTCTTGACACCCCAAGATACAGATTTTGGTAAGTCACTCCTTAAGTTTCATGTACAGTCGTATATGACACCTGAGGCAGAGAAGTGGCTAGCATTTCAAGTAGCTACCACCTTTGGTCTCGATAAAGCGACCATGAAAGAACGACAGGAATGGGTACAAGACAACAAAGATCTTATCTCTCGTGTCGCTGAGGATCCTATACGGAATCTTAGTGATTGGGATGAGGTCGATGAGCCTTGGCAGTTCCTGGCTGCATGTGAAGAGTATTACGCTACGTGTATTGCATGTAGCAGACAATGGACTAACCTGCCTGTAGCTACAGACGCTACGTGCAGTGGTCTCCAGATCCTCGCTGGCCTTGCCAGGGACGCATCAACTGCTAAGCTAGTTAATGTGCTGCCCTCCAGTAAGCCACAGGATGCATACAGAGTGATCGCAGAAGCTGCACTTCCTAACGTTCCTGACTCAGTGAAACCTCACATGTGTAGGAAAGTTACAAAACGTACAGTGATGACGGTTCCTTACAATGCAAAGCCTTTCTCAAATCGTGGCTACATTCGTGAAGCCTTGAAGGAGAAAGGTGTCGAAGTTTCTAAGGATGATTTGACTGCCACTGTCAATGCTGTACGTGGTGCCATGGATAAAGTTGTCCCTGGTCCCATGAAAGTAATGAAGTGGATTGAGTCTGAGGTCGGTAAGGCTATCGATAGAGGTCTCACGAAATTAACGTGGACTTCACCATCAGGCTTCAAGGTCAGTCAAAAGCTCATGAAACCAGAAGTGCAGGATCTAAATCTACAACTGCTCGGCAGGTGTAAGATCAAGATTCGTACAGGTGATAGTGTTAAGGTAGATAAGTCCCATCACAAGAACGCAACTGCGCCCAATCTGATTCATTCTATCGATGCCTCCCTGTTACACCTTTCTGCACTCCGCTTCGACGCTCCGCTGGCCCTCATACACGATTCGGTTTTATGCCGTGCTACTGACATGGATGTACTATCAACCATCGTTCGTGAGGTATACATGCACATCTTTGCGGAGCATGACTACTTAACAACCTTCGCACACCAAATCGGTGCGGAGACAGACCCACCGATCATTGATACGCTTGAACCGCGTTTCGTGATTGACTCCACCTATTTCTTTTGCTGATGTCTCGTAACACAATTGTCACTGAACAGCCCGTAATGCTGGAAGGCTTCCAGGCTGTGATGAAACCGGGTAAGTTCGGTTACAACCTCAAGGCTGTAGTTGGTCAAGATGTGATCGACAAGCTCGAAGCCGAACGTCCTGACAGCCTGAAGTGGGCTGAAGGTAAGCTGAAAAATCCTAAGCGATCCGTGCTCAAGCCTGAGCCCTGGGAAGAAGTCGCTGATGGTAAATACACTATCAAGTTCTCCTGGAATGATGAGACCAAGCCTCCTGTGGTTGACACTGAAGGTACGCTCATTGAAGATGAAGACACTCCGCTTTACGGTGGTGCAAAGGTTAAGCTCGCATTCTTCCAGAAGCCTTACGTGCTCAAGGATGGCGTGACTTACGGCACCAGCTTGAAGCTCAAGGCTGTACAAGTAATCTCACTGGCTAATGCTGCTGGCATTGATACCGGTGATATGGATGACACTGACGTACAAGAACTGTTCGGTAAGACACAGGGCTTCAAGGTCGGTGAGCCTAAGGTAACCAACGATGCTGCTGAGCCGGAGACTGATTTCTGATGGTAGAATTTTTCGTTTCTAAGAACCCTGATATGGGCCTGTATGAAGGCACCATGACTGTTGAACTTCCTAAGATCACGGTCACACGATTCAAGGCTGACAAAAACGATTTCAAATATGAGATGCGTCGTGCAGTCAGTGAGATCGTTGAGGAAATTATTGAAAAGAACATCGAGGACTAATGGCTTTTCGATCCGGGCTCGAAGAGAGGGTTGCTGATCTTCTCGTTGAGCTGGGTGTTAGCTATGAGTACGAAAGCACTAAGGTTCCATACCAAATCCTTCACAACTACACGCCAGATTTCTGTTTACCCAACGGGATCTGGCTTGAATGTAAGGGATATTGGGACAGTGCTGACCGGCGTAAAGTCAAGGCAGTGGTTCAACAAAACCCTGACATTGATTTACGTATGGTGTTCCAAGCACCCTTTAATACTATCTCTAAAAAATCGAAGACAACCTATGCCAAATACTGCGATAAGCTTGGCATCAAATGGACGTCCTTCGCCAATATCCCATTAGACTGGCTTATATGACCAGCGAATTTGTACGGCACATGCCGTGTCCCGCGTGTGGATCGTCTGATGCGAATAGCCTGTACTCAGACGGTCACACGTTTTGTTTCAGATGTTACACTCATTCACATATCGACGGTGATACCGTTGTTCACACTCATCAAATGCAAAATGTCACATTACAAGGATCAGCCGGACGGCTGCAATCGAGAGGCATTTCACAAAAAACATGTGAGTTTTTCAAAACGTACAAAGATGGCGACATCTTACGACACTATTATTTTGACAGCTCTGGCAAACCTGTCGGCGCCAAGGTACGCACAGCTGATAAGCAATTCCGCTGTGAAGGAGAAGTAAAGACCCTTTTTGGCATGCAAAACTTCAGGCATGTCACAAGTGGTAACAACAACAAGCGTCTTATCATTACTGAGGGTGAAATGGACGCCATGAGCGTCTGGGAAGCCCAACCAGATTGGCCAGTTGTATCGATTCCAAACGGTGCAGCCGCGGCCAAGAAAGCGATCCAAAACAACTACGAATGGATCAATTACTATGATAAAATTGTCCTGTTCTTCGATAGCGATGAAGCGGGCCAGAAGGCTGCCAACGAGGCTGCCGGGGTCCTACCACCTGGAAAGGTATTCATCGGTTCTCTCGAGGACTACAAGGACGCCTCAGAGGCTTTAGCTGCTGGGGATGCCAAGGCTATCCGTGAGGTTCACGGTTTCCGCCATCTTCCATACAAACCCGACGGCATTGTCGATGCAAAAACACTGCTCGAAGTCGTCACTACACCATCGCCACCGGCAGATCATGACTACCCATTTCAGGGACTACAATCAAAGCTTCACGGGATCCGGTACGGAGAGCTTGTCTGCGTTACTGCGGGATCAGGGACTGGCAAATCGTCCTTCTGTCGCCACTTATGTGCTCACTTGCTTGACAAAGGAGAACGGGTCGGTTACCTGGCACTTGAAGAGTCAAACCGCCGTACAGCTCTCGGGCTTATGTCCACAGCCGTCGGTAAAAACCTCTACCTTGGAGAGCCTGATCGATCTGAGCTAGTCGATGCATTCGACAAGTCTATTGGTAAATGGAACTTACATTTATTTGATGGATTCGGCTCGTACGATCCAGATCACATCTACGAAAGGATCGAGTACATGGCAGCAGGCCTTGAGACTCGTGTTATTTTCCTCGATCACCTATCTATCTTGCTGTCAGGACTTGATGGCGATGAGCGTAAGATGATCGACACTACAATGACCAAGCTTCGGTCACTTGTAGAGAGGACTGGTATTTCAATGTTCCTTGTATCACACCTACGGAGAACTCAATCCGATGTCAACCATGAAGAGGGAGCACGAGTTACGCTCGGCCAACTTCGAGGATCCGCTTCTATTGCTCAACTCAGCGATGCTTGCATTGCGCTCGAGCGAGATCAACAGGACGGATCTGAACGAAATGCTACGACTATTAGAGTCCTTAAAAATAGATACTCTGGCGAAGTTGGTGTCGCTGGACAAATAACTTACAACCTTTCCACCTGTACCTTTGAAGAGTATGAAGCTCAACCCGATTTCGACCCGACAACCGATTTCTAGTACAGTGCTAGACTTGCGCCGACCTAATCCACCTACTCCAGAGTCAGTCAAGCGGGCTCAGTTTGTAGACAAAACCTACAAATGGACAGGTAGGTGAGAAACACACTACTGTTGTGCGCCATTCTTCTGTTAAGTGTATTTGCACTGATCGAAGGTGCACATCTACAACACCATCAATCGCACCCGTGCGTGCACGAGCCCAAACAAAATGTTGATTTTTGACATAGAAACAAACGGTCTCCTCGATGATGTTACCAAAATCCACTGCATTGTCATCTATGATTGCGAAACAGATCAAACCCTTATCTATAACGACGAGGGTACAACGGAACCTATCGTACGTGGCGTACAGCATCTCGAAGATGCTGACATCATTGCCGGTCACAATATCATCGGCTATGACATCCCCTGCGTACGTAAGATATTTCCTTGGTTTGAACCGCACGCCTTGATAGTTGACACGCTGCTACTGTCTCGTCTGTATCACACCGACATTCACGAGAAAGATCGCAGGCACAAATGGAAAGGCATGCCGCTACAATTGTACGGTCGCCACTCCCTCGAAGCCTATGGTCATCGATTGAATGAACATAAAGGTGAGTTTGGTAAAGACGCTGACTGGTCTGAGTGGAGTCAAGAGATGCAGGATTACTGCGTCCAAGATGTAAACGTTACGAAGAAACTATGCGACCACTTCCGCCCTTACCTGAGTGGGTTACGCTAGAGCACCAAGTTGCTCAAATTCTCACCGAACAGGAACTACATGGATGGTATTTTGATGAACGCGCTGCATGGGAACTTGCATCGACTCTCAGAACCGAACTTGAAAAAACTTATCAGCTACTACGCGACAGGCACCCTTACGTTGCCGGACCATTATTTACTCCTAAACGAAATAATCGGACCTCAGGCTATGTCGAAGGCGCTTCATTCACCCGTCTGAAAGAGACGAACCCTACATCCCGAGACCATATATCATGGATCCTGCAAACATATCATGGCTGGAAGCCGAAGGAACTGACTCCTACTGGGAAGCCGATCATCGACGAAGTTATCTTGAAGGAGATTGCCTCCGATGGGATTACGATTGCCGAGGACTTCTTGAAGTGTCTCGATATTACGAAGAGCTTGGGGATGATCTCGGAAGGCACGAACGCATGGCTGAAGCTGTGTACGACTGCTAGCCGTATCCATCACCACTGCTCTGTTGCAACAAACACGCACAGATGTGCACACCGTAAACCAAATCTAGGACAAGTAAAAAGTGACGCAGAGTTCAGGAAACTGTTCCAGCCCTCACCAGGGCAAGTTATGGTTGGTGCTGATCTTGCAGGTATTGAACTTAGGATGCTCGCTCATTACCTTGCACGCTATGACGGGGGTCGCTACGCGGATATTCTCCTCAATGGCGACATTCACCAAGTCAATGCCGACAAAATTGGCATCTCCCGAAGAGCTGTCAAAACCGTTAGCTATGCCTTCCTCTATGGGGCCGGCGATGCCAAAATTGGACTAAGCTATGACTCATCTCTCAGCCCAGCTAGAGCTAAATCCAAAGGTAAAGAAATTCGTGCGGCATTTGTGGACGCAATTGACGGGCTTGCCCAACTTCTTGAGGCAATCAAGAAGGCGAGTGAGGCAGGCTTTGTTCGGTCCATAGACAAGCGCAAGATCTTAGTTGACAGCCCGCATAAGGCTTTAAACTATTTGCTACAATCAGGTGCTGGTGTTATTGCTAAGCGCTGGATGCTCATCAACCATTTAAACACACGAGAGTTGTGCTGTTCACAGCTCGCCTTTATACATGACGAATTACAATTCGAGTGCGACCCAGCACACGCAGAAGCTTTATCAACATCCCTGGTACAAAGCGCTGAAGCGGCTGGAGAATACTATTCACTACGCCTCCCTATCAGTGCAGAAGCAAAACAAGGGAGGGACTGGTCGGAGGTCCATTGATGAAACTACTCATTGATGCCGACTACATTGTTTACAAATCCTGCGCTGGTGCAGAGGAAGACTACGACTGGGGCGATGATGTCATCACCGTGGTTAGTCGATTCTCCGAAGCGTTGACTAACGTAAACAGAGAACTCTCTAAAATCAAAACTGAGTTTATGTGGGACACACCTGAACTGGTGCTGTTCTTTAGTGACTCTAAGAATTTCAGGAAAAAAATTTACCCTGATTACAAAGGACATCGAAACCGGAAAAAGCCATGTGGCTACCGCCGAGTTATCACAGCACTATCGCAGCAGTATGAAGTAATTCGTATGACTGAGCTAGAAGCTGATGATGCTATGGGCATCTATGCTACAGCTAACCCTGGCAACATCATTGTCTCACCAGACAAAGACATGCGCCAGATTCCTGGTAAGTTGTACAACCTTGACCAACTCGTTGAGGTTACAGCTGAGGAAGGTATGCAGTGGCATTACGTACAGACACTTGCCGGCGATCAGACCGACGGCTATGGTGGTGTGCCTGGTATCGGAGTTAAAAGAGCTGTTGCTTTATTTGAAGAGGACGGATACACTTGGGATACTATTGTCAAAGCTTTTGCTGGCAAGGATCTCGGTGAAGATGTAGCTCTGATGAATGCACGGCTGGCTAAGATCCTAACCAATGCAGACTATGACTCAGACAAACGGGAAGTCATTCCCTGGAGCCCCGCCTCCACCGGTAACTGAACTTACCATCGAACAGTCCTTTAAATTGAGGAGGCTTGAAGACCTCCTCCCTGAGGCAGAGAAGGCTGACATCATTACTCTCCTTCTCGCCTTGCAACGGCAGAACTTTGCTCTGTCAAATTCACTCTCTAATCTTTTAAGACATTGGAGTTCACCGACCGAGAACTACTAATCCTACGTGGTATGGTAGAAACACGGGCCATGTATCGTGGTGTTGTGTGTATGAATGTACGGGTATGGGAACCATGGATGGAAGATTTATTGAGTAAACTAATACAAGCCACCGCCCACCTAGAATCCCCATGGGACCATCGTATTACAAACGAGGAACAATAGAGGTCTGGGATTTCATTAGAGATCAAGACCTGTCGTACCATCTCGGCAATGCTGTAAAGTACATCTGCCGAGCAGGGTACAAGGATAATTACGTTCAAGATCTTGAGAAAGCAATCCACTACCTGACCAACGAATTACACCATGTCGCTCCTAAGCAACCAGGCGATCCAATTTCGGAACGCATACCATATACGGAACGATTTGAGCCTCCGCAACATGCAGAGGTCTTTGATCGTTGAGGAGTTCAAAGAGTTCCTCGAAGCTGATCAAAACATGGTGCTCATGCACCCCCAAGATCGAGAGGCTTGCTTAAAAGAGCTGGCTGATCTAGTATATGTCTGTGCTCAGTATGCTGAGAACATGGACTGGGACCTGGAGCAAGCGCTCCGACGTGTCCACCAATCTAATATGTCCAAGCTGGGAGAAGACGGTCAACCGATCTACCGCGAGGACGGAAAGGTCCTCAAAGGACCGAACTATCAACCACCTGATTTATCTGATTTAGTTTAATGTCTAACCTTATCGCTCGGACAGGACGAGTACAATCCTGGCTTGATGATCCCACCGCTCGCCTGCCTGTGTCTTGCACTGTCTTTGTGGTGGAGGACTCAATGGAGGGACCTAATGGAATCGAAGCTAGCTGGAGATTTGTGTCGCATGCTTTGCGATATGGAGCAGGCTGCGCGGTTCACTTGTCGGAACTGCGACCCCGCGGTGCTGAGAATGGAAAGGGACTTGTTGCTTCTGGCCCAGTCTCGTTCGCAAAGATCTACTCCACATTAAATGAAATTCTTCGTCGCGGAGGAGTGTACAAGAACGGCGCTGTGGTGTGCCACCTGGATCTTCGGCACACTGATGCACTAGAATTTATTAAAACTCCACGTCATGAACTGCCGTGGGTTAAGCGTTGTATTAACATCACACCTGAGTGGTGGGAAGCATGCACCTTCAAGGATGAACTACTCCATGGCATTAAGTCTGGAGACATCTGGCTCAACAAAGTAAAACATGATGACAAAGGAAACCGAATCCGCGGCAACGTCTGTCTTGAAGTATACCTGCCCTCACGAGGAACGTGCTTGCTACAGCATGTCTCTTTGGGTGCCTGTGAGTTTGACGACATACCGGCTGCTTTCAGTCAAGGTATGCAGCAGCTGTGTGAACTACATGCTAAAACAGGTGTTGGTGAGTCTGGTGAATACCTTCCCTCTGAAACCGACCGCCAAGTCGGACTCGGAATGCTTGGATTGGCCAACCTCCTACGAAGGTACGGAGTAACCTATGAGCAATTCGGGGTGGCTCTGGACCAATACAATGCAGGAGAAGTGGTACGCACGCCAGCTTACGAGCTGGTCTCCCAGTTTGCATCTGGTATTGATCTTGCCGCCAGTGTTGCACGCAATAATAATATGGTGCGAGCCTTCGCGATTGCTCCAACTGCCTCCTGCAGTTATCGAAGCAAGGATCTGGATGGCTATACTAGCACACCAGAGATTGCACCACCCATCAGCCGGACGGTTGACCGAGACAGCGGTACGTTCGGTGTTGAAACATATAATTACGGCGATGTAGAGATCGCCTCAGAAGTCGGTTGGGACAACTACAAGCGTGTTGCTGATGGCATCATGACGTTGCTTGACCGTACGGGACTTCTTCACGGGTATAGCTTCAACAGTTGGAGTGACGTCGTTACTTATAACGAGGCCTTTATCGAAGAGTGGTTGGCATCGCCGCAAACCTCCCTTTACTACAGCTTGCAAGTCATGGGCGACGTTCAAGATAAGAGTTCTGCCTATGCTGCTCTCGACGAAACGGAAGTTGATGACTACCTTGCAAGTCTTCTGGAAACTGAAGAACCTACTTGTGACTGTGCAGAATGAACCCCTACGAGAAACTAATGGCGCGAAAGCGCAAATGGACACCCGTCCAGACAACTGCAGGTACGTGCAGGGAGGGAGCGGAGGAGACCATCCTCCGTGCTCTTGCCTTGCGACATATGGAACTACCTGTGGGAGATTTTATAACTGATGCCCTAGAGAAGAATGTTCCAATTGCGGCGCGTAAGCTGCTTGAATCAAACGTCAAAGACGAGGAGAACCACGACCTCGCTTTGGGTTACATTGCCAAAGCCTATGGAGTGGATGACAAGGCCGAGAAGGAAGCGCTGGCTCTCCAGAAAGCGTGGATTGCGCATCCTGATCACACGATTACCAAAGCGATGGTTGCCGAACGTGCAATTTTCTTCGTTCTATTACCCTTCTTTCGTTTTTGTGGTGACGCTGGTATGCGCACGGTCAGCGCTGACATCTCCAGAGATGAACAGATCCACGTTGCCGGGAACTCACTGGTATGTAAAGAACTGGATCTTGAAATTTCCCCATCGCTAGATAAGTTACGTAAAGCTACAATCAATTGGGTGATGCAACCCCTCAAGGTTGGAGCATCCGATAAATATCTAGACAAAAAATTTTGGCTGG